ATGGTTGCAGCGTCTACAGTGCCGTTGAGAGCAGACCAGAACTCTTCATAGAGTTGGACTGCCAGAAGGATGCGAGGAGCAACGATCACAACGGTCTGTGCGGTCTCAGCAGCGATGAGACGACGCTTCACGTCCTCAATCATCACAAGAGTCTTGCCACCGCCTGTGGGGATGGTAACGCGACCGATGCTGGCAGTCAGCAAAGCGTCGAGAGCACGTTGCTGGTGTGGGCGAAGGGTCAGAGTCAAAGGGCGTCTTGCGTTGATGTGATTATTATAGAGCATGAAAAAGGGGTCTCGCGACCCCTTGTGACAGTTATTCTTGTGGTCCCCACCCATCATTCTCGGGGACAACATCGTCATCGTCCACCTGATCAACTGATGCAATGTCAGCAACTGGAACTTCATGCTCACCACCAACAAGATACCAAGGCATCACAACACCACGATACTCTGGATGTGCTTGGAAATCTTCAGGGTATTCTCTATCACCCAGATACATTAGTTCGCTGTCTGGAATATCGTTGTCGCGTAACATTGCTTGTAGTTGCAAGTGCGTCAACTCGTACTGCGTAGGAACTTTCATTAGATCTCCATTCTTTGCGTTGCTGTTGGTATTCTGGGTCATATGCTGCTTTGTCCCTCACTTTTTTGAAGATTTGTGCTGCCTTTGCTTTCTGATTTGTGAGGCAATCGGACTCAATGGGTAATACACTCCCTGTTTCTCCATATTTGAGTCCCGAACTATGATTGGCATACCGTCTGGCACGGGTGAATCCCATTTCAAGGAATTTTCTTGCCATATCCATTCCAACGAAATCTTGCCGTGATTTATACTCACAGAACATCTCGTATATTTTATTAGAAGATTTAGTAGCCGCTTCTTCATCTACAAAACGCCAGTGAGCGCAAATGTCGTTAGTGTAAGGGCGTACCAGTAGCACTCCTTGCTCTCCCCTTCCAATACGATAAAGTTTGCGAGTCTCTGCGTCTGTGAAGTCAAGGTCCTCATAAGGGAGTTCATAACAAAATTCGAGCATGGATCACCACTGGTGCTCCGCTACCCTAGCATATCTGTCAACCCTTGTCAACCCTCTGGTGGTTGTGCTTCAGGAATAGATGCGATTGCCCCATCTTTATTCTCCCAACTGAATGATCCCGATTGGTGCCACACACGGCAATGAATAAAGAACTCTAAATCTGTGCCAGCAGAGATTAAATCAGTCTCGTATGGAAAGTTGCTCTCAGCATACTGGATTGCTTCATGATCTGTTGGGAATACAATGAAGTTATCATCATCTTTCTTCAGTGGATTTAGCAAGAGACGATCAATTTTACCCTCATAGAATGCCACAACGTCATCACGTCTGTCTTCTCTACAATTGATTTCATAGTAGAGAACAGCAACATTTTTGGTTTGGCAATAATGCTCAATGAATCTTGTAAATTCTAATACTTCTACTACTCTCATTAGTTGTAATCTGCAAAGTGACGCATAATGTGATGCTGTAGTTCGTATCCCTTCTTGGCGACAAGTTCAACAGCATTTGGTTCGTAAAGATATTTATTGATCATCATATCAATACCTCTATAAATTTCACGCATTCTGACATCTTGCATTGCAGATTCAATCCAGAACACACAAACATGTCGCTCGCCAGATAAAACTTTATTCACACGATGACTAATTCCAGTTGGATAGACTAGCAACTGTCCTGGTTCTAACTTATACTTTACCTCTTCAGTTCCAACATCAATGCACAACTCACCACCCTCATATTCTGATGGGTCATTGATAAACAAAGTGCAACTATAATCGGTTCTCATTCTTCCCATACGCTGAGAATCGACATGAGTGTTATAATATCCACCCGTCTCATATTTCGAGAAAATAAAATCGTTATTACGATTCATCATGGTCCATGCTCTTAGCGGACCACATTTCTCAACAGCATCTTTCACAATGTCGAAACATCTGCCATAGTAAGAATGTTTTTTGTAGTGTTCAAAATATTTGTGTGATGGATCAACAGCATCCTGCTCCATCTCCAAATTATTTTTGGTGTCAGTCAAAACATCTTCTTTCTGCTGTGGAGTAATGACTCTCATTGTTCCAGGAGAAAATGGAGCATCAAGGAAAGCAGTTTGTAGAAAATTTACTTCTTCTGAGTTTTTTTCAAAAAGATCAATAATCTGGAAAATCATAATTTTAATTAACTAAAGTCTCTACCATCCGAGTAGTATTCGTCAACTGTTACGCTTGAAGAATGACCAGTGACTTCACCATAATCGTCTGGTCTGTCTTCTTCAATAACTTTAAACTGAATATTAAATTCAAGATCTTGATTAATTTTACCAAGGTACTTGTTAAGGTTATCTTTGAGTTCATCATAACCTTTTTCTTGCCACTCAGCATCACTAATATGAAGACCAGGAAGTCCAAGGTGCTGATAAACTCTAGCAAGGTTATATTTTGCTCTAACACTTGCTTGGTTCTTAAAGTGATCAGGAACAGACAAATACTCTGTTTCTCTGTTTGGGTCTTGCTCTAAGTAAACCTTAGGGGTAATTGGAAATTCTACTTGGAATACATCATTACTCATCCATGCTGGATCTTCAGGCATATCACGAAGATATGTTCTAAAGGCACGATACAATGCTTTATCATCATCAGATAATGGTGCATCAGCAAGTTGTGACCAATCAGTATCAATAAGCATACGATTTCGCATTGACTTAAACGAACTGATCATGCCATTGTATTCTGTAGCAAGAAAACCACTTAACTTATCATACTCTGCTTTTAGTCTTTCCAATCTCAGAGATTCAAACTTTGCTAACAACTTATCGCCAATAGCAACAACCTGTGCCTCTGTTGGTTGTACAAACTTGTAAGAAGTGTATGACCAATCACCACTTCTGTAGTTCCACACTCTCTTTCTTCTTTCACAAATGAAAGAACCATCAAAATTGATAGTGAGAAGAACAAGTGCGTCATTATCTGTCCACCAGAACTCACCAGCAGATTCTTTTACTGCGGTGAGTTCCTCATCAGTTAACTTTTCAATGCGGTTCTTATACCACAGTGAACCATCGAGAGTGTTTAATTGGATTTTTGGTGAAGACATCTTATACTGGGCAATTAACGTACCATCCTGTCAAAATATATTTAGTGCCGTTAAGAGGTGGGTTACCACGATGCTGCCATGGCCATGCTGCTGGCCAGATTGTTACTGTGCCTCTAGTGGGGGTGATTCTCTTGTGCTGATGCAAAAACTCAGTCTCCCCTGCTTCAAAGTCATCGTTCAAATAGATTGCCCAAACGAGAGTTCTTTGTGCCATTTCCCATGTACTATTCTCACAGTGCCAATGATGATAACCACCGCCTGGTTCTGTTCGTTGAATCTTTTGATCGAAACTAATTAGTTTTGGTCCAACAAAACCATACTGTTCAACGTAATGAAGATAGCAAGCGTTAAGATACTGGTTTACTTCTTGATGTAGTGTAGCATCTGCATATTGCAGAAGAATTGCTTTGTCTTTTCTTCCTAGAGATTTGTTAGAAAACTGTGATGTACCATCCATAACAACTGCGTCTTCAGAAAGACCTGCAGCTCTAAAATCACCGCTTGACATATCAGTATCAATGTAAGTATCAAGCGTCTTGATTAGTCTGTCACAGATAAACTTGGGTACGTGACCTTCATAAACTCCAATAAACTGGTCATATTCTCCTTCCATCAATTCAGGTGGTCTGATGGGGACAACAGGTGCTGTTGCTCTAAGTGTCATAATTCAATCACATTCCAGATTAATATTATACCATATTTAGTACGCTTTGATAATGTACTTAAGTCTAAAATAAGGTTGCATGATTGGCATTTGTTCTGCTGCTTGCAATCTTACTCCAAGTGCAGCATCAAAGTCTGCTTTTGCAGCATCAGATAGTGTAAAGTTTCCAATATTGAAGAAAACACCAAGGTCGTTAACAACATTTACTGTTTTATTAATGACAGTTCCTCTATTATTATCGTTACCAAAAGACGTTCCAAATTTAGTAGAGAATGAACCACCAGGGTCTTGAATATTTACAAGTCCAGAACTACCGTAGTTATTATCATTACCATAAGTAGCATATTCTGTACTATATCCCCAGTTAATGTAGTGAGCATGTGTTCTCAATGCACTACCAAATCTATCATATGTTAACACGCCACCCTGAGTTTCTCCCATAAAACCCACGTCCTTAGGTCCAGCGTAAGGGTTACCTTCTCTTGCTTTAGTTCCACCCTGCTGAGCATATCTCAATTCATGATAGTGTGGTGGTGCTGCTGGTGTGGAGAATGTACCAACAGGTCCAGCACTCCAACTAACATTACCAGAAATACTAGAGTTTACAATAGTAGTAACCTGACTAAATCCATTTGTATTAAATGAACTGATGTTAAATGTATCAGTAGCACCACCACCAATAGTTGGTGGACTGGATGGTGTTGATGGTGTAATTTCCGAAAGTGAAGGTAACTGTCTCACAGTCTCGACAACATATACACCACCTTCAGATCCTGCTTCATTAGGTGATGCACTAGTGCTGCTAATTCCAGGTCCTTCAGTTGGTGTTAAAGATAATCCACCTGGGGTGTTACCATCAACAGCTCCAGTTCCCATTAACTTTCTTGATCTGTAATCAGGAAGGCGGAAATCATTAGTGGTCTCACCATATGTGCCACCAATGACTTCATATAATGCTCTATAATCAGTCTTACTTACAGCTCTACCGTCACATGGCAACCATCCTGGGAAGTTATCACCAATCTCCCAATTATTTCCCTCTGTTGTGGGGTTGCTAGAAGTAGACCAATTCTTAGACTTTGGTACACTGACAATTGTGCCAATACTGACACCAGATCTTGATTGAATTTTAGAATAATTTGCTGGCATCGTTCTAGAATTTAATTAAATACTCTACTAAAATATATGCTGGGACAAGATCGTCCATCTTAAATGTATTCTTCTCTGCAAGAGTTACAGTAGTAACTACATTAAATCCATCTGCAGTAAATGAATTTACCTGAGAACTTGTACTTCTCACGGGAAATGTTCTACTTAAAGTATGAAGATGGGTTGCATTCTCAGTCTCACCAGTAACTTCTGACACCTGACCAACAATTGCGACACTATTAATATCTCCAAGAGATGGTGATGGGTCAGCAGAACCAATTGACATATTGGTCGAATAGTTTTCACCAGGATTTTCATATGCATAAACAGCAAGGTTACTATAGTGACCGTGCATCAAATAACTAGAATCATTAACATTAATCTCGTCAGTTACAACACCAAGGTTAGTACCAAAGTTTTGGTTGGAAAGAAAATCAATACTAACATTAGGAACAGAAAATGCACCAGAATATGAAATATTAATTTCATTACCAAGATTTAAATTGATCTCAGTTCCAATACCAACTTTTGGTGTAATAACATCATTAGGAGAAACAATTGTATCACCTGTATATACACCAGAAGAAGAGTTTGCCTGAATAAATTTAGATCCTAAATCTGGAAGTTGGAACTGCCCACCAGAAGCATTTAACGCTACATCTTCTTCTAACTCGGCATCACTTTTTCTAAACTTTGAATTAGCACCAACACCAAGAATATCTTTTAAATTTGGATAATCTACTCCATTCAAAATAGATCCATCACATCTCAAAAATCCAGCAGGAATTCTCTGTCTAAAATCCGTATCGTTCGGATCATCTCCATTTAGAGTTCTACAAAAAGCAATAATAGTTCCAGGAAAAACTCCGTACTTTCCTCTCTCGAATGCGTAATTAACTGCCATCTTAGTATGCCCTAATGATATGAAGAATACTTAATTGTGGAGTCTGCATGTTGGCACGAATAGTCGCAATCTCCTCATTAGATTCATTTAATGGAGCCATTGTGCCTCTTCCTACATTATTTACAACCAAAGTTGCTGGCAAATTCATGCTACCCTTTGTAATTGAATAGAACATTGCTGGGTGTCTGTGTGCGTCCATATTGTCCTGACCAGCATTGACAAAGTTAGCATAAGGAGATTGAGTATCAACAGCAGCAAAAGACCAGTTGCCAGAAATATCTGATACTGTATCCATACTACCAGAATCAACATAGTTATAATTTGTTGATTGATTTTGTCCAGGATTTCTTCTTTCTGCCCAACCTTTTGGATTACTGTAGTTACCACTTCTAGTAATATATGATCCAGAAACTGGGTTTCCATCAAAAACACCAATTCTCTGTCTTTCATCAACAGGGTTATTTGCTTCCATTCTGTTATGTTGAGGAGATCCACAATCATCAGGGCAGAAGAGGATACAGTTAGCATTACCATTATTTTGGCAAGCCTCTGCCCACTGATTAGGTCCAGAAACAACGTCAAATGATCCACCATGACTATGACTAGGATAATGGTGGTCTCCCATTGCTCTACCAGCAGTTGATAGACCATCAAATAAAATAGGATCATTCAAATTAATATCTTCAATGAATCCAAGCATGTCATTTACATTATTATTGAAGAATGCAAACAAATCAATCTGAGATGTTCTAGATAAGTTTACCTCATTAGCACCATCATTGTTATCATTAACAAGATTTTCAAACGCATCTGGAATATCCCAACTTTGACCATATGAACTTCCAGCATCATGTGAAGTGTGATAATCTGTAATTGATTTACCTTGAATGTTAGGTAATCTAAAATTTACATTTAACGTTCCACCATACTTATTACCGATTACCTCATAAAGATAGGGGTAATCGGTAACTTGTAATTCTTGTCCATTACATTGGACCCATCCACCTGGGATAGCAGTAAGATCCCCAGTCCAGGGGACAATCGTGCCAATCGCTGTCCCCTTTAATGACTTTAGAAAATTATAATTAACTGCCATCTATTATACCTCTACGAGTCTCCATCCTTGGTCGGAAGAACCAATACTTACACCTGCGGCATCTGTTGATCCAACATATACTAGTCCAAGTCCAACATTAGGTGTGTTAACAATCAATTCACCACCAGTATGTGCAGATCCAAGACCACCAAGATTAGTTCCTGTTGCGTCTCCCATGATGTTAACACCAGATGGAGCACGAACAATTAATTGACAATTGTAAGATAGATTACCTGCAATGTCAACTAATCTAATCAAATCACCGCTAGCTGCACCTGAGGGCAACTTAAGAACTAGAACTACTCCAGTTCCAGCTGGTTTGATGAAGTAACTGGTGTTTGCTGCAAGTGTTGGAGCAGAAGAATCAGTATTTGATGGAGTATCAATAATCAACCACTTTCTTGCACCAGTCTGAGTAATATAGTTGTCGATGCCACCAATATTTATTCCACCATTGTTAATGGTTAGATCGTTATTAATGGTCGTTGCACCATTTGTACCGACAGCAAATACAGGAGTTCCAGTGAAGTTAATTCCAGTAGAACCACTATAGATTCTAAACTCACCATCGAGATCAATACCACCAGCAACATCAAGATCACCAGAAGATTGAACAAGTCTCAATCTACCGTTGTTTAGTGAAGTATCTTCTGCATGAGTATTTGTTACCCAAACATTACCAGTAAATGCAGCACTACCATCAGAGCGGATAGTTGCTGCTGGGTTAGCAGCAGTTCCATCACCAATTAGATTGATCTTACCATCACGATCGATGGTCAGTCTCTCATTACCAGTTGTGTCACGCTCGATGACAAATCTGTTGCTAGAGGTCGTTAGTTGAATCTGGAAATCTTCTGTTCCAGAACCAGATTGAGGAGCAACTAGTGTGCTAGTAACGTTACCAGTTACACTGTCAACATTAAATCTATCGTTGTTAGCGCCATCATTAATTCTAAATCTCTCAGGTGCTGCATTGAGAATTGCAGTAATTCTAACAAATTCGCCAGATGGGCAAGTAGTACCAGCAGATAGTCTTAGGTAATCATTTGGTTTGAATGTACCACCAAACTCACCAAGTTCAATCTGAGTAGCAGATGCTGCCAGTGTAATATCAGATGGTCCCTGGTCTCCTTCACGAATGAATGTTGCATCCTGAGTGAAGATTAGTTTTGCAACAAATGCATTGTCAGCGTGTGTTGCAGCAGTGGTACAATCAATACCACGCTCAACAACTACGGTTCTGTTTGCAACACTTGGTGGATTTGCAACACGGATGATTTCATTATCAATGAGTAGAAGATCACCAACGGTTAGTCCGTCAACGTTGTTTAATGGTAATAGAGTTGTAGATGATGTGATAGATGTTCCAGTGCCACCCTGACCAGAAGCGTCAACCTTTGTTCCATCTAGAGTTACACGAGCATCGGTTGGAGTTCCAGTAATTGTAACTGGTGTTGTGCTGGTTGCAGAGTTTACCAACTGGAAAGTCTGACCAGAAACATTGTAAGCAAAGTATAGAGTTCCAACTGTAACTCCAGAGAGTCCAGTTACATCAGTAAATCTTACAACGTTACCTTCTACGAGGTAGTTTGCTGGTCCAAGTACATTGTCAACTACCAGAGTATTGTTAGAAACAGCAGCGGTAGTAAATCTCAGTGATCCAGTAAAGTTTGCAACGTATGAATAGAAGTCAACGTTGAGACTGTTAAGATCACCAATGTTGTGCTCGATTGCGGTAGTTCCAAGAACACCTCTTGCTACCTGTACAGCACCATTGTTGTTACCACCATTCTGTGTAACATCACCCTCTAGTGTAGTATCACCAAGAACACGTAGTGCGTTGTTGATCTGAGTTTGACCAGCGATAGCACCGATGCTTAGTGCAACTGCTTTCGTGAATGCATTAATTTCAGCACCAGCACCATTTCTGGTAAACAAATCAATCTTTCTTGCGTTAGATTGTAGTTCTACTAATGCGTTTTCGTTACCAGTTGTAGAAGTTAGACCATTGTTAATTTCAAGGATGGAGGACTTCAAGATAGTCTGGAAGTTCTCAACAGTTAGTCTAGACTCTGCAGCGTTAGCAAATGCACCACCAATATTGATTAGAGATCTGTAAGTGTTGGTAGTGTTAGGAACAGTA